TTGAAATCGGTTATTAAACAAGAACTAACCGAGATATTGAAGGAAGGATTAAAACCTACACTTTCAGAAATGATACAACCTTCAAAAACCACAGTTTCTCGTGCTACCAGTCAATCAGGTACACCTAAGAAAAAACCAATGTTTGAAGATAATAAATGGGCATCTGTATTAAATGAGACTGAAGCTTTATCAGAACAACAACCAATTGCAATGAATAGTTTTAAAGACGCGTTGTCTGAATCATATGATGAAACTATCACGATGACGTCGCAAAATGCGCGAGGATTTGGCGCGATGCGTCAAAATATGGCAGAATCTATGGGATTAGCTCCACAGGCACCTAAAATCATGGAAGATCCGGAGACTGGTAAAACATATGAAGTTGCCCCAGAAGTTGCAGCCGCGATGACTCGTGATTATTCTGCAATGATGAAAGCGATAGACAAGAAAAAAGGTAGATAATGTCATATAGAATAGTTCCAACAACAACTGACTCAACTAATACGCCATCAATTGGTTTAGGTATTAGTTTACCATTCAATGTTCCCGGACTATTTAATACTACTTATACCACTGCTGACCAAGTTAAATCAAATTTAAAAAATTTATTATTAACTAGAATCGGCGAACGTTTTATGCAACCTACATTTGGTACAAGATTATTAGATGTTGTATTCGAACCAAGTGATGATGAATTTAAACAACAAGTTGATGATGCAATTCGTCAACCTATAAATTATTGGTTACCATATGTTCAAATTGAAACTATAGAAACAATTACATATGCTGATAACACAGAACAAGATCATGTTGTAAATATATCATTAACATATTCATCGACTGGCTTTAGTCCAGCTACAATAACATTAAAAGCATATGAATCAGGTTTGATAACTGTGCAATAAGGAAAATAATGAAAAAAGATATTACATATATAGGAAAAGACTTTGGTCAATTAAGAAAAGGTTTAATTGATTTTACAAAACAATATTTTCCTACTACATATACTGATTTTAATGAATCATCTCCTGGAATGATGTTTATGGAAATGGCGGCATATGTTGGAGATGTGTTATCTTTTTATGCTGATACTAATTTAAAAGAATCATTATTAGAGCAAGCTTCTGAGCGTGGTAATATTTATGATATTGCTAAAACATTAGGATATGTTCCTAATAATGCAGTTCCTGCTTATACAACATTAGATGTATTCCAATTAGTTCCAGCAAAAGGCACAGGAAATGCTGTTGCACCTGATTTTGATTATGCATTATCAATTAAACCCGGAATGCGTATAAAACAACAAGCAGGTCCGGCAACTTTCCGAACATTGGATACTGTAGATTTTCATTTTTCATCAAGTAATAACCCAACAGAAATTACAACATATCAAATTGATGATACAAATACACCAACATACTTTTTATTAAAAAAATCAGCAAAAGTTGTGTCAGGTGAAGTAAGATCTAAATCATATACATTTAGTTCTCCAATACCATATGATAAAATAACATTACCAGATAATAATATAATTGACATTATTTCAGTAACAGAAACTGATGGTGATGCGTGGTATAAAGTTCCATATTTAGCACAAGACACGGTTTTTGAAGCAGTTCCTAACTTAACAGAGAATGATCCTATACTATCTACATATCGTGCTTCAGCTCCATATTTGTTAAAAATGAAACAGATATCTAAAAGATTTATAACTAGATTACGAAGTGATAATTTTTTAGAAATACAATTTGGTGCTGGTATATCTGATAATAATGATGAAGAATTAATTCCAAACCCAGATAATGTTGGAAATGGATTAAGTGGATTTAGGCGAGATGTCGATGTTGATATCGATCCTGCTAACTTTTTATATACTCGAACATATGGTCAAGCACCAGCAAATACTACGTTAACTGTTACATATACTATTGGAAATGGTATAACTGATAATGTTGCAGCAGGTACCCTTACTAACATTGATTATGTTGAATATGATAATGATATTAACATTGTTTTAAATGGTGGTTTAGTTAATTATGTAAAAAATTCATTGTCAGTATCAAATCCAGTTCCAGCAGTTGGTGCTAAGACTGCTGATTCATTGCAAGACATTAAAAATAATGCATTGGCTAATTTTGCTACTCAAAATCGTTTAGTAACACGTGAAGATTATATTATTAGATCATATTCAATGCCATCGAAATTTGGTAGTGTAGCAAAAGCATATATTGTTCCAGATGATCAAATTTCACAAAATGATTTTGAAACTACTAGAATACCAAATCCATTAGCAATGAATTTATATGTATTAGGGTTTAATCAGTCTAAACAATTGGTTGAATTAAATACAGCAGTTAAAGAAAATTTAAAAACATATTTGGATTATTATCGAATATTAACTGATGCAATTAATATTAAAAATGCATTTATTATTAATATAGGTATTGATTTTGAAATATCAGTTTTACCTAATTATAATAGTAATGACGTTTTATTACGTTGTATTGATGCGGCTAAAACATTGATGAACATCGATCGTTGGCAAATTAACCAACCTATAATAAAATCAGATTTAGTTACTACTATTGCTGGTATAAAGGGAGTTCAATCTGTAATTAGTGTATCACTTAAAAATTTATATGATGATGCGTTAGGATATTCTGGTAATGTATATGATTTAACAACCGCAACACGTAATGGAGTAATATACCCATCTTTAGATCCATCAATTTTTGAAGTAAAATTTCCAGATTCGGATATTAAAGGTAAAGTAGTAACATATTAAGGAATAACAAATGTTTAGAATATTTTATGCAGAAAAAGATGCAACTCTTTATGAATCATTACCAACATATAATACTGGTATCGATGAAATATTAGAAGTTGGAAAACGTTATGACTTTGATGGAACTACATTATTAAAATCTAGAAGTTTATTAAAATTTGATGTAGCAGAAGTTTCTGCATCGTTAGCACATTATGGGAAAAGTATAAATGATTGTAAATTCATGTTACAATTATATACGTCTCATGCTAAAAATTTACCATCTGATTATACTTTAGTAACAAAAGTAGTAGGAGATTCTTGGATTAATGGAACTGGGTTTCAAAGTGATATATCTACAATTGGAGCGACATGGAATGGTCCTGCAAGTGGTTCTTCGGTTGGTACTTGGACAACATCAAGTGTAATTAATGTTTCGTATACAATTACCGGTAGTGGGACTGGTGGAAGTTGGATTACTGGATCAAATAGTGCATTAATTGCATCCCAATCATTTTCATATCAACCAACTGACATTAATTTAGATGTAACTAATACAATTAAATTATGGAATAACAATACAGTACCAAATAATGGATTTTTATTACAGTTTTCAGATTCTAACGAGTTAAATAATTTAATTGATGGATATGTACGTTTCTTTTCGCGCGAAACTCATACTATATATGTTCCAAAACTAACGGCATATTGGTCTGACAGCACTTTTACAACAGGATCTTTAGCATCAGTTGATATAGATTCATTTGTAGTATATAGCAACGTTATGCCGCAGTATAAAGACACTGAGATTTCTAAAATTCGTGTTTATGCTCGAGATAAATATCCTAGAAAATCGCCAACTAATTTATTTCCAACTCAAACAATTAAACATTTACCTGAGGACTCATACTATGCAGTATTTGACGCCCTTACAGATGAGACTATAATTCCGTACGATGATATTTATACTAAAGTAAGTTGTGATAGTACAAGTAACTTCATTTACTTAGATATGAACGGATTTATGCCAGAACGCAGTTATCGTTTAGAATTTAAAGTAAAAGAGGGATTCATTGAAAAGTACATTGACGACCAAATTTATTTTAAAGTAACTAGATAATGGCAGGAACATCAGGAACATCAGGCGCAGGATCCGTTGGAACATTACCGACAATTTATTCTTCAGCTCAACAAGAAAAATATTTTCAATTAGGACTAACATATCGTTCTAATGAAACTAACATTGTGCCTAGAAATTCTGCAGGAAATATTCAATTGCAGGAACAATCTGATACAAATCCGTTATTAATAATAGAACCAGTTGCACAGAAGATTACTACGATATCAGCATTAAAAATTATTGATACCCAATTTAATTATTATAAATTCCCAGTACGAACTAAAGTTGTTAATGTAAATACTGATATTGATTTAACATCTGATTTAGTTGGCGAATTAGCTAATGCATTAGATCCAGTTTATGCTAGATATAGACCTGCAGGCTTTCAGCCATGGGGTACTGGCCCATCTGGAAACTATAGT